CGCACGGGACGTATAATAGGGGGGTGGGGGGATAACCCCTCCCCCATGGGGTCAACTAAATGTATTGACATAATTACTAATAACATAATAGTAGCGACAATGTCAAAAAAGTAAGAATTACCGGAAGAACATATCTGCATCATCATCAATACTGATGAGAATTAAGTACGATCCTGAAGGCAGGAGAAATAAGAAGAAAAAGATGAAAAGGAAAAACAAAAAGAGTGCCGGCAAGCCGGGGGCGACTCGCACCGGGGGAGTGGTATAAACCTGTGCCTTGTGGATTTGATTTGTCAGTTTATCCGACACTGAGTTATCCACATTCGTCATTTTTTTGACGTGATTGTCATATTTATGACACATTAACAGCTTGATTTTTCATTGTTTTTTCGAGCCTGTCAAAATATTGTCATTGCATAATTTTTAAGCAGCTTGATTTTAAACGTTTTTTTCTGTGTATGCAATTTTTACAGTTTTTGAAATCGCTGTAAGTCCTTGATTTTTCAGAGGTGGCACGGTCTTTGCATCTTTTTTTTGGCATGACAAGGCAAAAAATCCCAAAAAAACAAAATCTCCCGGTACAGGCATCAAATGCCTTGTCTGCCTGTTTTGCCCTGTCATAGGGACGGGAGATAGATATAAGGAGAAGAAATGAAATATCAGAAAGTCATAATAAAGGGGAAACCGGTTGTTTGCCCAAAACATGAAAATGAGATATTAAGGCAGACAAATAAATATAACCGGTTCTGTCCTCGTTGTAAACGTAATAGCATTGCAAGGGCAAGAAATCAAATATTGCGCGATGTATGCGGTACATCGGCAAGAGCAGCCAAAATTGATATGGGATTATAAGGAGGAGAAAATGAAAGAATACGCCCATATAAAAATTAACGAAATTGAGAAAATCCGGGATTATTTCAACCATGACGCAGAAAATATGTTATGGATTGACGAAATAATCAAGGAAGAAGGGGATCCTCAGCTGGAAATTTCCCTGAGACTAGATAGTGATACCGGGGAAATTGAGTATGTCTCTTATGTCCTGAAAGATGCAGCGCAAGAACTGAATGAGCCGATCCCGGAAACAGAAGATGATGTGGCCGGCGTAATCCAATGGTTATTGCCCGAAAAATACAGCGATGTGAAAGAAGTCCTGAATGGTCCATCGGGAAAAATGAAAATATATTTCCGATGCCCAAACGATATCAGAATAGCTGTACCGGGACAACCAACCATGCAAGCGTATCTGTCGGCTCATACGGAGGCTGAATAATGACGGGAGAAAGGACAGGATAGGACATTAATTGATTTTCAGCCTGCTCCCGGAACAGCTCCGGGGGCTGGCTGAACGGCCGGCAATACCGCCGGCCGGGAAACGGAAGGGAGGAGAAAAGATGATATATAAATTTTGTAATAAAAGTCTTAAGCCTATCAACACAGAAGGGAAAAATAATCTTGAAAGGGGGAGAATATTACATCTAAACGGATACTCTGACCCTGATTATGTAATTATTCAGAACATGGGAATTAATGAAAATTATTCTTATTACGGCGCAAGATATAGCGTTATTTCACTGAATGATTACACTGAACAACTCAAAGATGCTTATACATTAAAATTCCTATCGGAAAAGGTTAATAATGCCATACAGATGTATATAACTGATGAAGTTCTGCCTGAAACAGAAATCCTGCAAATTATGGAAAAAGCGAAGATAAAGAAAAACAAAGAAACAGAGAAAAAACAGAAAGAAATAACACAGTTAGAAAAGTGGGAAGCTGAAGGGCGGGAGTTATTTAGAAAGTACATCCCAGACACCGCTAAACGCGCTAATCGTTGCGGTTTATGAAATTGACGATTGTGAAATAATGTCTGATTATTTCAATACGAAATCAAAAGAAACCGTAATTATCGGATACTCAACGCATACAAGGGATATTTTCTCTGAAATGCGCAAACATGCTCACCTGATACCGGAAATTAAACATCTTGCGATTGCTCCTGATGTTAATAGAAACGGAGAAAATAAGAATGATATAAATAAAAGCCGGTGGCATCCGGCAGATGAACACAGGGAAAAGTATAGCATGGGCGCAGGATACTACCTAAAGGCTTCCGGCAGATATTCTACAGGCTGGAAAATTGAGAAAATCAGAAAATGGCGTAACGAATGGGAGAAAAAGTTATACATTGCTATGGCGAAACGCTGCATTTTTGGGGGACATCATAAAGAGGATTAACAGAGAGATAAAATGGAAAAATCGCAATATGTTATATGCCGGTGCGGGAAGCCTAACATAGCCGATATATGGCAAAAATGGCCTAAGTTTTTCTGCTCGCACTGTAACAAAACATATTACAAATATCAGGCGATACGGTTCATTGATGAAAAAGAATTTAAACGACTAACCCTGAAAATATAAAAGGAGAAAACTAAAATGAACAAAGAGCAATTTTTAGTTATGATGAAAAATGTAAAAGATGACGAACTCCTGCTAAGCCAGCTCTACGATTGTATATTCCAGAAAGGACGGGTGCAGGGATTTGAAGAAAGCAATGAGATCATGAAAAAAGAATTGATCCCGAAAGGAATGCAATATGAAAATTAAAGAGATTGTGATCGGCTTATCAGGGGTCCTGCCTAATGCCGCTTATGGTAATTACAGACCAAACTACAGCATGACGATTGAACTGGATGAAACAGACAAAGAGGATGCCATAATAAAAGAGAAAAGGGCATATTTCAGAAACCTGTTTGAATTGGATTCACTGGCGGCAAAGGCAGAACTTATAGAATTGCAATATCAGAATATCAGATTCCGGGAAAAAGACGGCAGAAAATATCCTTCTGTAACGTCAATACTCGGCTGGGACACAGACTGGCGCATAACGCAGGAAGAACTGAGCCAGTATGCCTCAAGAGGGCATATAATCCATTATCTGTGTTATGAGTATCTGCAAACAGGAAAATGGATTAATCCTGAAGATGCGCCGGAACTGAAAGATGATGTCGCCACGGTTATGTCAGGCAAGCTAGGTCTGCATTGGGACGACTGCTCACATAAGGCCTTTTTTGAAACCAGTCGTAAAGATATTGTAATCACAGATTTTGAGCAGACTGTTTTCAATGATGAACTCCTGTACTGCGGCAGATATGACATGAAAGGCGCCTATAAAGGCAAAAAAGCCATATTTGATATCAAATCAGGCTCGGTACATGACTTCCGCCAGCTTGCCGCATATGCTGTGCCTGTAGGGGATATTGAAACTATTGTAATTTGTGCTGTTGGCAGGACTGACAATAAATCAGGATACATGAAGCCTAAAATATCAGACGATATAGAGGGGGAATTCAAATCATTTAAAAAAGCAAGAGAGAAATTCCGTTTAAGATTCGGGATTTAGGGAGGTTATTATGGCATTTCAGGAGGTAAAAACAGGTGCAACAGATATTAAAAACCATGAAGGAGAACCGTTTATCGGGATTTACAAGGGAGTAAAAGAGATAACTACACAGTTTGGGGAGCAGTTTATCTACTCTTTTTATAATCCAGATGAAAATAAGACATTTAAAATCTATGGCTTTACCATGCTTAATCGGTCAATGGAAAACGTACAGGAGGGGGCTATGTGCAGAATAACTTACACTGGTATGGAGAAACTAAAAACAAAAATGTTTCCAAAGGGGAAAGATACACACACCTGCAAAGTTGAAGTTGATANTGATTATATGCCTGATAGAGATGTTAACGATATACCGGAAGAAAATACAGAATTTGAACCGTTTTAAATTCATGCCCCTGAATTAAAAGCCCGGTGATTTTTCGGGATTCCTTCCACCGGGTTCAGGGGCATTTAAAGGAGAATAAAATGATTGACTGGAAAAAACCGGTTAGGACCGTAAAGGGACACTTCCCTTGTGAAGTGCTGCGAACAGGCATAAAAGGTCGTGAAACCTATCCCATCATAATTATTGTTGATAAGGTCGACGAGGAAGAATTGCTCTGCGTCACAGCTAACGGACACAGGTGGAAGACCGATATTCATCCTTATGTTGAAAACGTGCCGGAGACGATTATAAGATGGCTCAATATTTACAAGGAACCAGACGGAACATACAATATAGGCGAATTTCATACAGATAAAGCAAAGGCAGTATATGCTCGCAGAAATATAAAAAAATTAGTTGCCTTTAAAAAAATCGAATTTGAAGAAGGGGAGGGACTATGAACACAAAAAAGATTCTCTTTGATGAAGATATTAAATACTTTATCCGGCTCCTGCTGTACTTCCTGGTATTTCTGGCCGGCTGGCTTATCGGGATATGGCAGCAGGGAAATATAGCCGGAAGGTCGATAGGAGGTTAACGTGAGTCTTTTTGAAATGGTTGAATCCAAAAACACCGCCAATTTATTATGTCCTGATTGCGGTTCTGAAATGGAAATATGTGAACAACCCGAATCGGTGTTCAGCATTAAAATACCATTTACCGTTTATACCCTTGAAATTTGGAACTGGCACAAACAAAAACCGGTCTGCCTATCATGTCCACAATATAAAGAAAATAGATATGAAAATGATATTTTTGATGCGGGAACAGAAAAAGGATATGAACAAGGATATGAAGATGGATTAAATGAAAGATATTAGGAATAAGTATTTTGTGTAGTTTCAGCTTAAGCCCGATATAAAAAACCCTTGACAGTTTGTAAGAAATAATATAATATTTTGTAATGATGGCAATAACTAAAAACGAAACAATTAAATTACGGGCATCGGGAAGGTTTTACCTACCTGCTCGGTTATTGCCATCACAATATCCTGATGCCCATTAAATTAAGAAAAGACATAATCTGCCATCTGTGCCATGAACAGGAAGCAAATAATTTGCTGTTTTACACGAAATATTATCGTGATCTTGACCAGAAGGGCTTTTATCATCCAACCTTAGTTTGCGATGCATGTAAAATGCGGTTCCTTGAGGACCAGCGTATGTTTGAAGGCAGACCAATATTCCTGTCATGGCTGAAAATCGCTAAAACGCCTATGGCTAAATGGATGTGGCTGGCATCCGATAAGGCTAAAGCGCATAATGATATGGCAACCTCTCTCTGGCGTAAAAAACTGTTAAGAATTAAAAAGATATGTGAAGGGAGAAAAATAGCATGGATAAATCAAATGCCTATGCCCCTTTAATATGTCACCGCTGCAATACCGAAGCAATGCCGACGGTAAAAAAAATGTATCACAGCAACGGTATGCATCTTACAGCGTATTGTAGCAACTGTGGGAGTTATATAAAGCATTTGNCNCAAGGTAAANCGATTGAAGAATTGCCATTTGGCAAATATAAGGGGATGGCTTTTCAGAAAGTGGCGGAAATTGATAGAAAATATCTTTTATGGCTTTCAAATCAGAAACTATCCGATAGCCTTATAAGGTCCATAGAAACAGCATTAGCGATCAGCCATGACAAAAACACTTAGAGCTGCAAAAATATATCTTGATCTGGGTTTCAGCATTATACCGGTTAAAAAAGATAAAAAACCCTTTTTTTCATGGGAAAAATATCAGAAAGAAAGAACAACCATGCAGGAAGTAAAAGAATGGCATGATAAATGGACTGATATGAATATCGGCATTGTTACAGGCATGATTAGCAATTTGGCCGTTATTGATATTGACTCAGAAAAAGGTTTTCAGGCTATCCAGGAATATATACCGGATAGCATTGTCTTCCCCGTTGCACGCACTCCAAAAAGCGGTTGGCATTATTATTTTCGCTGTCCTGATGAAAAGCTACGCAATAATGCACGCCTTATTACTGATTGCGATCTGCGTGCAAATGGGGGGTATGTTGTAGCACCGCCGTCTGTTAACGGAACAGGCAATGCTTGGTCTTGGGAAGTGAGCATTACTAAAACGGATATACCGATGTTGCCTGCTGCATATATATTATATATATATAATGCATTTTCTTTATATAGCGTGTTGTCAAAATCAGAAAAAAAACCGGATTTATCTGCTCAGCAGATGTTCACAACCGGTAGGCGTGATAATGATATTTTCCATGTTGCCAATTGCCTTTTAAAAGGCGGCGCTAATGAAAATGTTTGCTCACAAGTGCTTAATATATTAGCAAAAAATTGCAATCCGCCGTTCTCGGAATCAGAGGTGGAAATTAAAATAAAATCAGCTTTAAAACGTCAAAAAGAACAAAATTATAGCATAACTCAGGAGATAAAAGATTATGTAATGACAACAAAAGGTAACTTTTTGACAACAGATATCAACAATTTCCTTGGTTTGACAACAAGAGACAACAAAAAGAAGGTTTCAGTAGTTCTAGGAAGGCTTGCAGATGAGGGAATAATTGAAAGAACCGGCAATAAAAACGGGCAGTTCTGTAAAAATGAAAATAATTTTGAAAGAATAAAGGAGTTCAAGAAAGAAAATTTAACTCCAATAGATATAAAATTTCCTCTTGATATTCATCATTATGTAAAAATATTACAATCAAATATTGTAGTTATCGCCGGAGAAAAACATAGCGGAAAGACTGCAATGTGCCTTTCATTAGCAACCATGAATAAGGATAAAAAAAATATTCGATATATCAGCACAGAATTCGGCGATGCGGAACTATATGAAAGATTGAGTAAAATGAATGATATTGATCCTGATAAATGGATAAAAGAAGTCGAATTCGGCAGGCAATATGCAGATAATTTACATAAATCAATTAAACCAAATGATATAAATATAGTAGATTTTGTGGAAGTAGAAGAAGGCAAATTTTATATGATAGTTGAACAGATAAAAAAAATATACCAACAGCTCAGACAAGGAATAGCCGTTCTTGCAATTCAAAAAAAACGAGGCCGTGATAGAGGAATAGGTGGTGATCTTTCCGCTGAAAAAGCAAGACTTTACATAAATTTACAAAAGGAAAAGATAAACGGAGTGCTGAAAAAATACCGCAGAAAATAGTACATTGCAAGATATGGGCTGATAACGTATTAACGAATCCAGAAGGAACTTTCTGTGAATATAAGCTCGGCGGAGGTCATCATTTTAAAAGAATGACGTCCTGGTTGCCAAGATGAGGGATAGGATCTTGAAACAAAGCATGCTCAGAATTGCAGAAATGCCGTTTTTAGCGATTATTTTTAAAATAAAATAAAAAGCACTCAAGGGAAGGCTTAAAATGGCTCAGAACGAAAAAATGACAGAATATGACTTATGGGTATGCTGCTCCTGTAAATCAGAGCCTATGGAACATAAGAACATGCTTAAACATATGAAGTCAGTCCATAAAGTTGATATAGCAAAGGGCACAAGAAAACTGTTGATGTATATGCACGTCTGGAAATATGAGTGGGAGATTAAAGGTCTTAAATTTATTCAGGAAACAAGACATAAGAGAAAAAATGATAAAACTAAAAACCTGTACATGGATATACAACCGGGAAGATAAGAAGTGGTATCCGAAATGTCAGAATAATAAGAAATTATACAAGCCGCCGGTGTCATACCTATACTGTATGTACTGCGGGAAAGTTATTGAAAGAATGTTTTGAAACACTTAAAAACAACGGAGGCGAAATATGAAAGTATATTATTTTAAAAATCAGGACATTGAAGATTACATAAGGGACGAAAACGGTGTTATTGTGACAGATGAAGACGGCCGCAGTAAAACAACCGATTATTATTCCATTCAGCTAAAGGTCCCGAAATCGGATTGCTCTATTGACTTCAGAACATACGCCCGATATTCGGCATTTGCGCTGTTTCCGGCAAATGAAGTGCCCGGCGAGGGCAATGCGGACATTGAAATGTGCCGCAAAATCGTTAAAGAACTCATGGAAGACGGCCTGTCACACATCGAGGACAATCTCAAAAAGTGGGAAGATCATGACAAAAACTGAGGCTAAAACCGAAGGCTGCTGGTGTTATAACGAATGGGGCAATGACGTAGAACCTATATGCGACAAGTTTGTCCCGGACAGCGCATATCCCGCCCAATGCGGAATATGCGAGCATGACCAGGCCTGCCATCGGGAAGAGAGAATCGAGGGATAAGACTGAGTTGAGCGATGCGAACTCAGAACAATATAAACTTGGACAGGAAACTGACTACACTTGACATGGAAGTATTGACGGCTCAATTTCTAAATCCCAGAATAAATCTGATTGTGCCGAATATATCATGGGGATTTCTTGTTCATGAATGTGACTTATTATGTGTCACAAAAGGCCATTATCTGTGGGAAATTGAAATCAAGGTTACTAAAGCCGATTTGATCAGAGATAAAAAGAAGTATCACGGACATTTAGACAATCGAATTAAACGCTTATATTTTGCAATTCCTGATTATCTGGAAAACGAGATAAGACACATTCCTGAACGAGCAGGGGTTATTATTGCAGACACGAGGCATGAACGGCTGAGATGCAGAATGTTGCGCCGCCCGAAGGAAAATAGCGGCTATAAAATCAGTGATGAAGAATATACTAAACTGGCACATTTAGCGGCCATGCGCATATGGGGATTGAAATTAAAATTACAGAAAGCAATGTTTTTTATACAAGGGAATATATAAATCCGGAAACAAAACAGTACAACCCAGAAAGGAGAAAGACGATGACAAAAGAAAAAGTAACGCAGCAGCAAGTTATGTGTTTTTTTCATTATTTTTCTGATCGCTGTAAAAATCCTGGGATATACGGAAATCCCAGTTATCCGATAGGCAAAGAATATCCCTCGCTTGATCGTGGAATCAGAACTATGTGTTGGTGTAAAAAACACAAGCATGATGGTGATATTTTATTAGTCACATAACGACAAGGATCACCGAAGCATGCCAGAAACATGTGGAAGAGCAAGTGGAGCCATTAAATAACATAAACCGTAAACATTCAAAAAGGTCATTGTGGCATGCTTTCGAGTGCATGCTATGGTTATCTGTGGATATTAAGAAAGGGGAGTGTTTTTATGTGTCGAAACATAACACCTGTTGATGAGCAAGTAAAATGTGGACGTTGTGGATGTATTGCAAACCCTACAGACGGTTGGGAGCATGGCTGGCCTTTACGTGGGAAGCTTGATGTTGAGTTCCCTGCACAAGCATTCGGCGCTCTTTGTGGGATGGAGCATATTGCAAAGCCAGAGCATTTTAAATTTTGGCATGAAGGACATCCGGCCATGACAGAGAATGGGGCACAGCATGTTACGTTTGAATGGGACAGTAAGGCTGCGTGGAGACTTTGCTACGATTGCCAAAAAGAACTATTACGAACAATAGGGGCTTTCTTTAAAATCCCCGAAGCAGCGGAGAAACTGCGAGACAGATAACACTGAAATCATGGATGCGTGCCGGAAGGACGCTAAAAAGGAGAAAGATGATCGGTAAAGTAAAAACTCAATCAAAACAGAAAAGGGGCAAGCGGTACGCATTCCAATACACTGCTTTGTTATAAGCCTTGTTATTTCCAATTATTGCAAACCCGAAAGATATAGTGCTTACCCCAGACTGGGTAGCAAAAGATATGATTGAATACTTCAAGCCAACAGGGAGCATATTAGACCCATGTAAAGGGGATGGAGCCTTTTTGCAACATCTTCCGGGGGCAGAATGGTGTGAGATAAGAGAAGGGCAAGACTTCTTTAACTATAATAAGCGGGTGGACTGGATAATAAGCAATCCTCCTTATTCTGGTTTCTTCGACTGGATATATCACAGCATGAGTCTTGCAGATAACTTTGTCTATCTCTTGCCATGCAATAAACCGTTTATATCGCAACGGCTCTTAATAAAGCTAAAAGAGTGGGGAGAAATGAAACACTTACGGCTATACGGAACAGGCAATAAATTAGGGTTTCCGGTAGGTTTTGCAATCGGAGCCTTTCACTTTCAAAAAGGCAATAAGGAAGGTATGACGTTCTCATACGGAGGCATATAACAATGCCTGCAAAGAAAAAAACAATTAAGAAAAAGAAAACCGCTCGTTCTGCATTTAGCGATTTCTTGACTGTTCAGCCCGGTGACCACCTTTTTATAGAAATGCTTTGTGTCGAGGCGCAAAGGCAATGCAAACTGGCAAGGACTTTCAAAAAGAAAGGTAATCCAAAAGCAGAATTATTATCCCAGCAGCTCGCATGGGCTTACGGCATATCTGCGGTATGGCTAAGATCACGAAACGATGAAGCGTATATAGAGAAAGATATCGAAACGATAAAAACAAAGGGAAAGCAATATCGGATGGATATTGTTTTAAGCGGCTAATGCCATCGGAGTTACAATAATGACAACAAGAATAAAGACAAAGAAAAAGCCAACGCCTGAAACGGTTATCAAGCGGCAGGTGAAGCAGTACCTGAAATTGAAAGGCTGGTTTGTATTTCATATCCTGCAAGGGTTGGGGGCTTATAAGGGTATACCGGATTTTATCGCCTGTAAAGACGGAAGGGTGATATTCCTTGAAATCAAAAGCCCGAACGGCAAACAATCCGAAAACCAGAAAACCTTTGAACGGCAGCTAGTGTTACAGAAGTGCGTGTATTTGCTGGTTGACGACGTTGAACAGTTAATTAAGTTAGGCTTTTGATGTCACACTAAATTTTATGCGAATAATCACAGATAAAATCTACACCAATAGGGTTGATATTTGAAAGGAGAAGGGATGGAGTTAAATGATTTTAATAAGGGAGATAGGGTGATATATATCCCTAATCATGCAAATAGGGATAGTAAACATCCTGATTGCAAAAAGGGGTGTGTGTCATCAAAAAACGACAAGTATGTATTTGTAAAGTACGACAATCTAATGAGCGTCATGGTCACGGGAGATGAACCATACACAGCGCAAGCCACAAGACCAGAAGATTTATGTAAAATATAACAAGGAGATATATAAATAAGGAGAAGATCATGGACAAAAAAAGTAAAACTAAAAACAGGCCGGATGTTCTTCTTGAATGGTTCCCAACGCAAAAAGGCTCTTATACTGCTTATGCCCCTGAATATCTTCACGGGGATGAGTGGTTACGAGTGCCCTGCGACAACCATACGAAAAACGGAATACCTCAACCATCTTCTTTTGGACATATAAATTATTCTATTGGTCTATATGGTTACGAACAGGCGCAAGCTCTTGCATGGGGATACGCTGCTCACTGCGCAGGAAAATTACTCACGAAAACCCCTGCGGTGCGAGTATCAGCGTATGAAGTCCATTATAAGATCAAAGCAAGGAGAATAGAGGAGAATGAAAATAATAGTCTGTCAGACATGTAAAGGAAACGGGCTGGTTGAAGATCACTGTCTGTTAAAAGAAAAAATGATTATCAAAGCTGTCTGTCCTGATTGTGACGGATTCGGCTTAACGGACTGTCAACGAAAAACAGACTGTAGAAAGGATTGTCAGTTAAATGAATAAAGTCACCGGTTTGCATATATTTAAACTAATTGTTATGTGTTTATATTCTAAAAGTATAAGAGAATATTTATTTTCCAAGCCGTTAAACTGGACAAAATTCTGGTGTCGTGCCAAAGGTCATCATTCTGGTGTTATTTGGTATTCAAATGGCTTTAAACCGGATATGCGCTGCAAACGTTGTAATGATGATTTAGGGTAAATCCAAATGACAACAAAATAAGGAGAAAGTTAGAATAAAAATACAAGCTGAAAGATTGGAAACAGGTAAGGGATTACATATAGCTTTGGCCTGCCATGAATGTAGATGTTCAGTTAAACTTGAGGATTGTTATCAAGATAAAGATGGGTTGTGGCACCACGAAAAATGCGGCAATTTTATTGTTCAGCATATGTTTTAGTGTAACGCTAAACGGTACGAGAAAGGAGATAAGACGATTTGAATAAGAATAGTAACAACCAGCAAAAAAGGGTGGTCTGGTACGCATTCTAATTGAACGCTTTGTTAGATACTGGTTTTATGAGCATGAATATGGCCTTGAAAACCCTGAAATATTTGACACGGGAGCAGAACGTAAAGGTGCTGATGGTATTCAAAGGCCGATACGTTTTAAGCGGTACAAGTGTAATAAATGTGGAGAAACATTGTCACTCGATAAGTGGCAAATGGAGAGCTTGCCACGATCAATGGCGTATGGATGTAAATACTTTTGGTAGTGAAATATAACACTGAAGTCATGGATGCGTGCCTGAACAATGGGAGATAGGAATAATTGGTTTGTTATGTAAAAGTTGTAGTAGCACCGCAAGGTTTTTTTGATTTTCTATTTGGTATTCCTGCAAATATAGTAACAATACCTTGTAATGAAATAAAAAATATTGAAAATGAAGATACTTATTGAATGTCACAAGGTGGCCCGTGGGGTCGAGTAACCATGAAAAATAATGTGAAAATTGAAGGGATAATCTTAAAGACATAACGACAAAGTGACTGATGCACGGAGGAAGCAAATATGACGATAGAAAACACTAAAAATACTGACGAGCAAATAGGACTTGAAATCGAGTCTGCTATAGTGCATTCGAGTCCACTGCCTTGTTCTACGACTTTTAAATTAGTTTCACGGGGATTGCTTAAAGGTAATGCAAGGGATCCCGTCTGAAAGTATCGACACGCTAATAACTGACCCGCCATTTGCTTTTACAGGCGGGATGAGTAATGGACGCTCAAGTGAAATAGACAGCCAATTCTTTGAACACTGGTGGCATGCCGTATGCGAGCAAATAACCAGAATCCTTAANCCGACATCCGAAGGCTTTATATGGTGTGATTGGAGGACAGCCCATGCAATAGCTAATGGATTTAAGCCGAGAAAACAAACATACTCTCACTTTAGGATTGCACAAATGCTATACCATTACCGTGAAATGCCAGGGCAAGGACAACCATTCAGAAACAGTGTCGATATGATAGCGTATCTGAGAGGCCCAAAGAGTAAAGGCAACCGGATCCCCAACACAACACATAACTGGATTTCAAAGTATTGGTACTATGGCAAGCATGACAACCATCCAGCCGAGAAAGACCCTGCAATAGCAAGGCAACTGATTGAATGGAGTACAGATAAAGGCAACACGGTAATTGACCCCTTTATGGGATCAGGCACAACCGGCGTGGCTGCCGTATGCGAAGGATACAACTTCATAGGGATAGAAAAGACGTTACACCACTATGAAACTGCAAAAGCGAGGATAGAACAATCTCAGGCACAAGGGACATTAAACAAGGAGTCGTATAACAAGGAGATATATAAATAAGGAGAAGATCATGGACAAAAACGGACTGTCAACGAAAAACAGACTGTGGAAAGGACTGTCTGTTAAAAAAAAGAAAATATAACGATTAAATTGATCGGTCAACGATTGACCGATCAGAAAGGAGAGGTTGAATTATGGAAGATTTAATTTTCAGTGCAAAAATGTTACAGGACGCAATCGAAGAGTCAATGCCGGCAGTTATTAAAGACAAACTAAGTTCATCATATTCAAGTCCTTTGGCAAAAGCTATCGAGGAAGAATTAAACAAGCAGGATGGAGTTCTACGTGCCTTGGTTGGACAGACAATCTCTAAAGCTATCAATGATGAAGAATTTAAAAAACGGCTTGGGGATAAGGTTCTTGAAAAAATCATTGAGAAAGGATTAAGCAGATAACAATGAATACAGACATATATTTCATAATTGTAGTTTTGCTCAGTCTGATCGTTGGGGGCTTCATAGGCATATTAAGCGTATGCCTGTTCACAACTAAAAACATCTGCAAAAAAACCGGATGTTTGGAAAGGAAGATATAAACGGGAAAATATCTGATTAACTTACCAAATTACTGTGAAGCCTGTCTCAACACATGGCCTCTGACGGTAGCGCATAGACATGAGAGATTGTATTACAAAAAACACCCTGAAATGTTACGGCACAGAAACCAGACAATGTCCTTATGTTCAGGCAATTCAAAAAGGTTTAAGGGCATTGGCGGTTGTCATACATATTACGACACACACAAAGAAGAAAGAGAGAAATGTTTTTAAAACATAGGGGAAAGGATAAATTGACTGATTAGAAAGGAGGTAATATATAGAAAAATTGTTGATACTTTGAAGCGGAAGGAGTAAGGGGCGGGTCTAAGGATTCGCCTCTTAAAACTATTCCATGTTTCAATAGCAATTCTGCCTTTCACCCTGTAATCTTATTCCTGAACGGTGACTTTCTGGCCTTCAGATATGAAGCCAGTCTTTGATTCTGTTTCATACATTCGCTGTATTTCTTTTCCAATCTAAGCATTTCGTGGCGATAAAACTCCCTGTATTGTCTGTCAGCCTTTTTCTTGATCCAGCCTGTACGGATCAGGACCCCAAGAAAAAAGCCTATCGCTATGCCGGATATCCATTCCATCAGAAATCAAGGTCAATGCCTATCCTGTAATTATGATATACATTGCTTGCGCTGTAACCGATAGTTATAAGCTGAAAATATTTCCTGTACTTCTGAGGCAGAACGTGGGTAATAACAGGATGAGCTATGGCCGTTATCGCAAACAGGGTGTTAACCCTGCCCTCTGAGGGATGTCTGCCAAGTATAGTGTTAGTCTCATAGAACCGGTCAGGGTTATGAGCTATGTGCCTGGTCTGCCCGTAATCCAAGGCCTGAAGCGTCAGATAAGTCAGTTCAAGGGCTTTATCGCCTGTTGTCCATTTATCGAACGCTGAAACGCTAAACGGCTGTATTAACAAGACGAATAATATCAGAATAGAATATATAATCTTTTTCATTTTTACACTCTCCTTCTATGATATTTTCTTTCCATATCTCGTATATATGGTATGTGCAATAACCGTAATCTCTTGCGGTATTGTTACATCTGCGCCATTTACAAGTCATGGCAGCGGAGTTATATCTATAGTGACCCTTATGCGTGTTCCGGTAGGAGCGGCAGGGAACTCGGACAAACAGGCTTCATTTGAATAATCGCTTTCATTGCCTGATGTATCATAAGCCGTCACCACAAAGCATTTATTCTTTCCTTCCGGTAAATCAAGTATAGCCTTTTCGGTAACATTGCCAACGTCTATGTTAGAGATATAGTTGCCGGAACTGTCTCCGAAACGGATCCTGTAACCCTCTAAATCGGTAATCGGAGTACCGTCAATATTGGTTGTAACGGGTTCCCATAAAAGTTTAACGTCCAGGGCATACGCATTTGATACAAACAAAACAACAACTACTAGAATTAAAATTATTTTCTTCATTCTATCGTCCTCCGGTTTTATCTCTCTTTCTGTGGTTTTCCCACGCTTTTTTTGCAAAAATTCTTACTGCATAATACATAACTTTTCTTCGTATTATTCCTACGCCTGTTGATTCCATAGCATAAAGGAATATCTTGTCCGCTTTCTTTCTTTGAAATAAACAGGAAAAATACAGATAATCATGTATAACAGATGGTTTGCCGTACCTGCCGAAAGGCGGAAGGATATTCCAGAACAACCGTGGTATGCTGGCTAAATCCGTGACGAAGCCTTTAGGCACAGTAATAAATTCTTTATCATTTTTCAGCATCCGAAAAACGGTTTTAAGTTTCCACCGTCTCATCTTCTGGCCTACGGGAGATATTTTGAGTTCGTCAGGGAAAGTGTATTCAGGGTGTCTGGACATGAATATGATCTCCTTCGTTAATAGCTTTAAGTCCCTGTCTGTGGCACTCAAGGATGAAGCTATCATTATCGGCAGGATCGTCAAGTATAACATCTACAGCCCACCCAAAAAGATGTCTTGAGTTCGGGTTTCCTTCAACAGTTATGTTTCTGTCCGCACTTCTTATCCAGCTTGTAACTGAGCCTTTATACCTGAATATAATCGGCTGTACGGTCATAAGAAATTCAAGCATTGTCACTTTTTAAATCCTCTTTAATATATCCGGCGCAGGACATAATCGGTATCCATTTTTTATATATTAACTTTTTCATCGTCTTTAAATCAGGGCAGGTATCCCTGTTTTTGCAAATATAACAGTTATCGTTAATGATAAGCTCCTGTTTATTTTCTCCTATCCACATTTATCACTCTTATAACGATCTTGCAATTTGCAGACCAATTGAAATTAAAATACCGGCCAGAATAAGCCATGTACGGACATCAATCTTTTCTATCTGTTTTCTCAAATTCACAATTTCCTTGCATGTTTTATTTGTTGCGCAAGGCAACTTTTCAAAAATCAGCATTTCAATTTCGTTTCTTTGATCGTTGTCAAAAGCCATTATTTCTCCGTCTATATTACATTAATCACATCCTGCCCCGCCTGCTACATCCTGCCAAGCTATTCCGGCCTGATCAAGACACCAACAAACGCTGGTATTCTGTCCGGTGTCATTTCTTTTTCCTCTTTCTACCCATTCCATAGCATTTACCAAAAGCTTGTTTCTGATTCTTGCCTTCCTTCATGACTTCGGGCATACAGCGTTTTACATAGTTTTTGAGTTTTTCATTTTTCTTTCTTCTCGGCATTTATCTGTTCCTTTTCTATTTTTATTTGTTTACCGTTTTTGTTCAGTTCAGCGGAAATACGCTGTTTAAGATTTTGAATATGACTCTGTAATATTTCAAGCTGAATCATTGCTTCACCGTATTTTTTATAAAGGTCTTCTATCATGCTTTCTCCCTTTTTTAAATTATATCATTGTCTATATCAGTTAATGATTGACTTTCATTATATAGAAGTTTTTCTCCTCTATGATATTGATGTTTTACAAATCTCAGAAAAAATTCCTTGAGCCATTTATTATCTGTGTATTTAGGTTTTTGAGGATATGTTCCATCAGGATTCTGAGGCTGACTTGTATCGTCTTCAGTCTCGTTATTAGGATGAACTTTGAGAAATTTTGTTTTAAAATCTTCAAATCTTCCGCTTGTTATCGTTACAGTTATTGTTGGCATAATATCTCCTTAATAATAGGCTAAATATCTTGTTACCCCTCCAATAAGTACAGGTATTCTTCCTGTAGCAGCTCCACCACCACCTGTAGGGTCTGTAGCATCAGCAGAAAATTCAAATACTCTACTCGAACCATCGCCAGTAGTGCATTGAATAATATTATTTGCATCAATACTAGTATCTGCTGTTAAATCAAGATGTCCATCTGTTAAAGAACCGATATGAATTGCGCTGTCACGAAAAAATATTTCACCATCATCTTCAAGCATTATCTCATAATCATAAGTGTCATCTTTAACCCTAATCCCATAAATACTACCTGAAACTGTTTCAGTAGTTAATCCTTCAATATCCATTCCTATCCAGTCTGTAATTGTTCCAGATGTAATGACTAAATCAGGATTTTTAATATAAATGCCCCTTGCAGTTCCAACATTTAAGTCCGGTGAACCGTATGTGTCTAAGGCGCCAACCTCAATAGCGGTAGCGTTGGTTATAGTTCCCCCGCCAAGTGTCCCTCCACCCCCTGTTTTTTGATATAATTTGGGTTGATATCTTCCTACAATTAGGTCTGTTATTGTTCCACTGCCTCCAGCATAAGCAAAAGCGTTAAATCCCATTACGGAAGGCTTATTCTTATTTGTGTTATCCGCTACTGCCATAAAAGCGGTTCTTTCCTTTCCAGTATCGTCACTTGATTGTAATAAAGCAAATAAACTATCGCCCAAAGAAACGAGGCTTGGATGAAACCCAGTAGTAGTTTGAGCGTGAATTGATGCTTGGGGGTACTGCGTATTGATTCCGAACCTATCACCATAAAATCTTCCCACTCTTGTCGCTCCAATATAAAAGTCCAAAGCATCTTTATAGTCAGGGTCATATTCTATGGATACATCATCGCCTGCCCCAAAATAGAGTCTCTTGTTGTCGGCTTTTATATGGACATCATTATTGACTACAATATCACCTCTTACATCTAACGTTTCTGCTGGTGAACTTGTGCCTATGCCTAATCTTTTATCTGTATCATTCCAGAAAAGATTATCATTATTTTCAGATATTAAACCACCACTACCTGCAAATAATACAGAGCCTTCAGATAATGAAGATAGCGTTAAATTACCGCTTGTACTTAAATCTTCATTATTAAAGTCAATAGCTCCTGATATGCTTGTTATAGAACCTGCATCAATAAGAATATCAGCATTAACTTTTAATGAATCATTTAATACAAAGTCTGTTCCGTCGTGAGTTAAGGAATTGGTGTCATCAAAATAAAGAAGTCCCGTAAGATATAAATTCTGCCAACCGAGAGTTGTCGAACCTATATCGTATGTATCATCCGCTAACGGCAATAAGTTGCCTGAAAGATTTAAAGTGTTCCATATAGTGGTAGTTCCCCGCCTGCCTTCAAATTCATCCAATCTGTCAGCAAGCAGCCCAAAAGAAGCATTAACACTTTCTAAATCCAGAACAGACACTCTGTATTGTCTTCCGGCTTCCGGCATTATCTTGTCAGTCTCGGGTTTTTAAAAGCAGGCGGTTTTCCCCAATTCTGTTCTTTTCCTTCCTTCATAGCTCCAAATCTTAACAGTTCACCCCCGATACGTAATGTTTTTCCGGGTGATAAACCAATTGTTAGTATATTTTTTTAACCAACCTGACGGGTTCATTAATGATTTTGCAATCATCCATGAACCTGAAAAAGCAGGTAAAATTACGCCGGCGCCCTTCCCTGTCGTAACTGCGCCTATTCCCCATACCTGCCATAGCTATATCCCATGCCTTTGCCAATGCTCCGCCACCAACTGCCTTTTCCATATCCTCGGCAGCCATACGGCTGATCCTGGCAAAATTCTTTATATTCTCATAACGTTCAGGAATTACATTTTTAACCTGTTTTCCAAATGCAAAAAACTCGTCAGCAAACTTCCCCGGCATAAAAATGCCTTTATTCCCGGAATAAACGGTTGCCCTGTCAACCAACCCTTCAATAAATTGACTTCTGACTATATTCCATGTATCTTTATCTATAATACTTTTTATATACTGAACATCTTCAATATTGCCGGCCCTCATAATTTCTTTTATTACCAGATCAGGACGGGTTTCATATTTCCTTGAGATTAACCTTATAGATGGATTATTCTGGAAAGCTTTCATCATCTTGAATGCCTTTTTCCCTGTGCCGGATAATACATTCCAGTTTAAATCTCCAATATCACGCCTGAAAGCCGCTGTTATCTCAAACCAGATATCTCTGTCATTTTTATGTAATGATTTTAGATTGGCCTGAAAATCGACCAGTTCTTCCGGTGTCCAGTGTGTTTTGCTTCTTAATTGGTTCTTTTTAATTAATTTCCCCAGGCCGCCTTTAATAAATTTAGCCCTGTCTCTTATAACTTTTAAGGTTTCTCTCATATCCAGCGGATCAGGTCCTAAAACTTTCTTCCAAACCTTATAAGCTAATTGTGTTTTTTTATGAAATTCCTTGCCTGCTTTTTCAATTGCCAATCCGAGTTTTTGACCGGATTCTATTATATCGGTTTTTGGCACAGGCAATGTATCAATAACATCATCAGCCATTTTCCTCATTATCTGCGGTAATTTCTGCGCTTTGCCTATCATCCAATATTTCCCCGAAGGCATCGTTTTGCCTCCCAACCATTCAAAAAATTTTGCCCTTTTCATGGGCGCACCAGCCACATTTTCCAACATTGATGTAGGCCGTAAAGGTATTTTATATTTACTTATTTGCTCCAGAATTTCCGGTGTTACTTTGCCGACAGTCGGGCTTAATATCTTTTTTGCTATCATAACGGGCGTTTGTGCTATTCCCTCACCACCTGCGCCTAAAAAGAAATCTTTTCCACCCGATACCGCTTTTTCACTAAGAGTTTCCGGCACCTCCATTCCTAACAGATATTTCTGAATTATATCCCTCAAAAACCCGCCCCCTGTTGCGCCTAATCCGGCACCGAGGATAGCCCCTGCCGGAGCTGTTACCGGAGCTGTGGGTGACAATGTTCCGCCAGCGCCGCCAACTATACCACCGGCCATTGAGCCAACTATGGGCAATGTCTCGGATACATTCTTGATGAACCCCCCCATGCCGGAACTTAATCTTTTCTTTTCAAGTATGCTTGGCCATATTTCATTTTTTATGACATGGTTCATCTGTTCCTCTGTCATGTTATCCGGCATTTTCACTTTTGTTCCGTCTGGTAATTTTACAATCGGCATTAATGAATTCCTTCCCCCGGCACCCACTCATAGTCATATTCTGACGATGTACTCGTTTCAGGATGAGATTTTGCCGTTTCCAGTTTCTTAAAACTTTGGTCAAACAATTTTCTCGCATGTGGCTTGTAATTAGGTTCAATCTTTTTTAGATAAGTATCTATTACATTTCCGATAGACAATAATTGATTTTTAGCGTATTTGGTATGAGTAAACAGTTTAGGCAATAATTTCATAATTTGATTTTTCAACTCACCCTCATTAATCGCCGCACCTGATTCCGGTCTGACTAAAGCATATGCCACTTTCATGGCATCATTGGCGATTTCGCCTCCCAGGGCGGCGGCTAAATCCTGAAACGTTCCCTGTAGCCGTGCAGAGAAATATATATTTAAATCCCCTTTCTCATCAAAATAAAAAGTATTTTTAATAATATTATCAACAGCAGGAATAGCAAGGTTTTCCATATTTGCCATGTAAATCGCATTTTGTGAGGTAGCGCCTTTTAATATTTTTTTCGTACCGGGAATTTCTTCACCTGTATATTTGTTCACCTTAAACTCAGATAATATCCCGTTTTTTAATTCCTTGCGTGTCTCCTGTTCAGGCGGTGAGATTTTAACTTTAAAGGCTTCAGGAGGAAGATTTATTCCTTCTTTTAATTCCTTGCGTGTCTCCTGTTCAGGCGATGAGGTTTTAACTTTAAAAGAGCCGATTGCCTGTTTATTTCTCTTTTCTGGATTTAAAAGCTGTGGTTCCTCCATATGTGTGCCAAAGAGTTCATAAGGATTTACCCATGATTTATAAGTGCCTTCGGGTGAAGTTATATCAAAACTTTCCGGCTTTATGGATTCAGGGAAAGATCCGATTATCTGTTTACTTTCCTTATCCATTATCCATGTTTCAGGTTTACCGGTTTCTGGATTACTCATCCCTCTTAAAAGCTGCGGTTCCCCCATATGTGTGCCAAAGGTTTTATTGATATATCCCTGCATAAGCTGGTTTGACATCATGCCGGGCAACCCCTGTTGCGCCGGTGTTCCGGGTTGTTCTGTTGGTTTCTCACCCCCCGGATGCTCCGGTCCAATCTGCCCTGTCGTATTCCCCATTCCCACTCCGGTCAACATTTCAATCAGCGCAAGTTCTTTTGGAAAACCGTATTGATATTTTTCAAATTCCGGATGAGCGGCAAAATATTCCTGTTTTTTCTGTAATGCCTTAAACTGAGCATCAACTATCTTCTTCTGTGCTTTTAAATACTCATCTTTAATATTCCGTTCTTTTGCATCATTCATACCCCGTGTAAAGCCTTGTATCAGATATCCTAATCCCGGCATATCAATACCCCCTTGTCGCCATGTAATTCCAGACAGGCTTTACTGCCGGAATCAGGCAGTCGTACTTGTCCAAAAACTTAGCCCATGTTTTACCAAATCTGCTATACAATCTCACAAACCAATTGTCATGCGACAGACAGTACATCCTTGCGTTAACAGTCTCAAAGGAATCCTTGCCAAATATAACTTCAGCTACCCAGCAGACCATTAAAGCCGGCCCCGCCGCCGCCTCTGCTCCCCCTTTGCCACCTGATGCTAAAGCCGAACCACCCAGATAGCCAAGACCCCCGTATTTAGCCGCATTCTCCGCTGCCTGCGACTGCATAGATGCCGATTGTCTCATTCCTAATGAACTTGCTGCCGAACCTAAGCCGGCCATTGACTGTTGCGGAGCGATTGTAGCTGTACCATAGGCTTTCTGAAACATATCATCAAGAATGCTTTTCGATATCATAGCCGGCAACTGTCCTGCCTGTTCTGCCCTTCCCATTTCAACCTTCGTGAGCGCATCAGCCATAGAGCCGCCTTCCGGTAAATTTGATATAATGTTTTCTTTAGCCTGTCCGTATTGTGATTCTATCCCGTCTTTTTGCTTGAGCAAACGACGGGTTGGTATAATATTGATTCAGTCGGGTCAAATCTTCCCCTGATCACATTTTCAAGTTGATTAAAAACAGGTTCCCGTAAAGATCGGGTTCTGTTATAATATTCCTTTGCAATATTAGCCATTTCACTTTCATAAGCAGAAGGTTTTGCTGTTGAACCGCCGCCTTTTTTAGCCATTATCATCACCTCCAAATATATAATACAAAATCATTCCTCCAACCGATTGCTGTTTATTTTCCATATAGCAGAGTTTTGGAATAACACCCAAAGGAACGAACCCAAGATATTCAGCCAATTTTATAGCAGTTTTATTTATCACAGGCACTATTCCTACCAATACAGTCAATACATTAATTGATTTCCAGTAATCAAGTATTAATTCCCCTATCTCATTTCTGTAAACGCTGTTTCCTATTGAAGTAAAATGACAAAAAGCAGTTTTATGCTCTATATTATTAATCCATGCACAGAATATGATCTGTTTTTTTTCGGCATCTATTACAAAAATAAAATGGTTGCGTGGATTTTTTACATAGTCAAGAAAATCCTGATAACTGACCACTCCCCCGCTATAAAAAGTAACTGACAATTTTCCGGTTTCGATTAAATCCATATAAACTTTATATAACATCGCATCCGGAATACTATAAAAATTATTCTCCATTGCCACAAATGGCCATAATTGATATTTCTGTGTGGCGGTTATCATTGTATTTCCACCTCCCTGATGCTTGCCACACCCGATCCCGATAACCTTACTCCAAGCCTGTCACCGTTGTTAGCTGTTATAAGCCGTCTTTTTGTTTTCCGCGATGACAGCGTATGTGTCTGCACCGAGACATCATCCAGAAGTATTGTCCCTGTAGCCGATGCTTCGCTGCCGAGTTCAACATCATATTTAGCCAATCGTGGGAAATATTTATATAACTGGTCTGAAAAAGATTTTGACTCTATCTGCCAGGATATTGCAGTGCCATCGTCATCCGTATTTGAGGGATTTTCGATCCTCCATATAAAACCGCTATTGTCAACAGCTAAAAGCATATCATTGGTTTTATCTACAGCAATACACATAAAAGTCTTTGAATAATCATAATGAGTAACTTTATTGGTTATGAGATTGATCACAAGCAGGTTATCCGGATATGCAGCCGAACTGCTCGGATAACCAAANTAAATTTTATTTTTAAATAATTCAAACCAGCAGTTGCTTAGATTAGCCGTGTTGATTCCGGGAATGTTGCCGATAGTCGTACCCTGAAACAGAGGATTAAATTTTTCTTCCGTTATTTTCATATCCACGCTTCCGTTAAAAAGATAGATGCCATCTGAGGATAATCTGTATATCCCCTTCCCCTTCACTGCCAAGACTGCATTATGTACGATTGCGCCGGTCAATGTTGCCAAAGGATAAGGAAAAAATGAATCATATCCTGACCCCTGAATAAGATACATTTCATGAGCATTCATGACATATAAGACATTATTGAAAAAAATTGCCGCTGTGAGCGGGTATTGTCTTGGTCCTATCTCCAAAAAATAAGTCGCCGGCCATGATTCAGGACGCTTTGCCTTACAAAAATACAAAAGATTATTTATCAGGATAAAACAATAACCGTTGTAAGCAGGACCAACCACTACTGTTCCTGTCGGCGGCCTGTCATTATTTGTTTCAACCTCAACGCCTAATGCTGAATCTGCCTGACTTGAAGTTATTGTCGCCGTTGAATTGGCAACTTCCTGATCATAAAAATATGTTGAGCCGCCGGCCAGTGTACGATATATGCGTATATTGGTTACCTGTGGATCAGTTGATGCAGTAACATCAATAGTTAAATTTTCATTTGATAATGTTTGTGCTGCTGATGCTGCGTCTGACGGGTTGCTTTCATGAACTACCGTTGATCCAACTTTGCGAACATAAGTATATTTGGCATTATAATCTCCGGTCAAACCGGTCCCGGTTGCCCCTAAAGACGGCGCTGTTGTCGGTGCGGCAATGCCCCATTCATTCGCTCCTGAACTATCCACTCTCTGTCTATCCGTTCCATTTAAAGCGAATATAGTATTTGTAGTATCATTCCATGCGTTATATTGGATTCCCCTCCATTTTGCGTTGGAAAAACCTGTTGCCAGTGAAGTCTCGTCCTTATAGATGACCGTCCCTGCAAACAAATACCTGTCATCAGCCATTTCGATCAGCAAGTGAGCATCTGTCTGCGCTACGGCTGTGTCATTAATCTTACTTGATCCATTACGGGTTTTGGCTATTCCATTGGCATCAAGAATCAGATTTGTACACCGCCTCATTGCCCCGGATATTTCGTTTTTACCGTCTGATAAACCCGGAAGCTCCGCAGGATCCGTGTAAATATCTAAATGACCTGATGGTTTAAATTTAATGATCATAATCCTGTATTATGCACTCTGTACGTTACTTTCGCTATTATTGTTGATGTTGACGCACCGCCGTTATAATCCCCGCCGGTATTGATAAGCACAAGGTTTTTATTCACATCGGTGGCCGTTGCAATTGCGCCGTAATTTGATGTGGGATTGATTATTTCATATGTGGGAGCCCCGGCCGTTATGAAACCGGTCGTATCCCATGTAATTATCTGAGTGCCGCTGCCATTGTCATATTCAACAGCAAGATCATCAGGGGGGGACGGTTCAGACAATGCAGCGACGCTATAATCAAGAAATAATGTAAGACTGACAAATTCAATCAACGTATTTGCTCCTTGTGCGGAGACCAGTTCTTTGGGTGAGCCTGATAGAGCCCTGATTTCACTATTTGATATCTCAACGGTTTTTGTCCTTAACGGAGATACATTCAGTTCATTAACTGATTTCACATAATCGCTGATTTCCGGCCTTAACATTTCGGAACGTCCAGTCCCGTATCTCAGATATACTGAATCAATATATACCGGATCATTGTTAGGTATAATCCATAAAAGTCAGATCAAGATATGTATCGGCAAATGTTGTTGCAAATGTATATGTTACCTGAAAGACTGTCCATGAGCTGCCCAGCGTATTCTGGGATGCTTTAAGTGTTCCGGAGCTTCCTATTAAATCCATATGAAATTGAACGGATGTTGTGCCCTTGACTATCACATATGCCGTAACTGTCTTGCCTGCAAAATCTTCGTTCGATAATCCACGCTCAACCGGAACATTGGAAGTTCCATACAAAACGTTGATACATGCCGAAATCACCCACAGCGGTGCGTTCCAGCTTTACCGAATGATCCCGCCTGAATACGGTTGTCGTTTCCTTTGATATTGTTCCGGCGGTCCCTGCTCCATACGATTTCCATCCGTCCGCCAAATCGAGATGCTGTGCAGGAGCGGAGAAGCTTGTTCCATAAGACCATACATCAAAAAAACGGNTTNAAAATGAGATTCTTAGTTTTCATAACTTGACTGAAGATTTCCAATATAAGTTCCGTCATCGGAATTTATCATGCCTTGAATTTCCGTGTTGTCCGTCAGATCAATAATATTTCCTGACTCATCCTGATATGCCCAGAGACCATCACTATATGTAAAATTGCTTGTACCCGTAAATGTAGTATAAGGAGTGAATTTATAAATCGGGCTGGTCACTCCTTGTCCGGAGAGGGATGAAAATATAGTTCCGTGAAAACTTGCTGAACCGCCTCTGATATCGAGATACCCATCCATGCCATTCGCCCCAGTGTTTTCTGAAATAAACCAACTCCCTAAATCTGTCAACGATGAGACATAGGCTTTCAGGCCATTATTGTTATTATTGAACCAACAGCCCTTCATTGTAAGAGCGAGAACTTTATTGTTAAAACTGTCAATATCTACGGCCTGTTCAGTGAGTTCGACATAAATCTCATTAAGATTTATCCAGTAAAAATTAGAGCCTCCCTTAATAAGCTTTATACCTGTTTTATTCTGAGTCTGTATCTCGCTAAGGGCATGACCCGAATTATCGCCGCTTATCCGCACACGTTCAAGCAAAAGTCCTTCAATTCTTGCTGTATTGGAAATGCCGACAGAACCGTTCGGCATATCGTCCATTATGATAGTTATATCTTTTACAGTTGGGAATGTCGAATCAAATGACGCAACATTTATAGCCAGGCTTACGGCATTGGTGGGTTTAAACCTGGTAGGTCTCCTGAACGGCCCAAGCAAATGCACTCCGTACTTTAGATCAACAGTTGAGCCGACAATTACATCGCCAATTCCTCTTGGAAATCTAATGACAGCCCCTGATCCGTCGGCAGTAGTTATTGCACGCTGAAGGGCTGCTGAATCATCTGTGCTGCCATCAGCTTTTACCCCGAACCAAAACGGATTAATTGAAAGGATTGCCGCTTCCCGCTGAATATCAACTGTGCCTGTACCGGAGAATATCTGATATGATCCGGCTTCGAGACTACTCTGGATTGTTAAAGTTATACCATTATCAACCGATAATATTGCCCCGTTAGGCATATATAAAGCAATATTATTCGGAAATGTAACGGCTTCTGATATTGTCCACGTCCCCGGTTGAAGCGCCATAATTACATTGTTTGAACCAATAGCGGAAATAGCCGTATTTAAAGTCGCTGACGTGTAACTATCCCCATCGCCCCATATTTCAAGTGGATCAACCATATGACCTATTTTATTTAATGTAAGATTTCCTCCCGTAGATGTAAGCCGAGTGTATGTCCTGTCAATACCGTCCCAAAACTTTATATCTTTGTTGCCAATATAACTTTTATAAGTTGTCATGGATAAACCTCCGGATATTCGGCCGGCAATCTCGGATGTTTCGATCTCGCAGATTGATAAGTCCCTCCGAATCTGTAATCCCTGTCCGCATTTCTTAATGATTTATACTTTTTAATTGCCTTTATGCCTATCTGTTTTCTTAATTGCCAGTAGTCCCTCAAAGAGGGGATAAACCCGTCCGTGTTAGCGCCGAAACACCGCTCAAGCACACCATAGCGGATATACTTCCTGAAAAAATCCGGCAAATCCAACTCAATACTATACCAGTCCGATGGGTTATCATTCACATCTTCCGGGATAGATTCAAATACCATAAAAACCTGTCCGTCTGTATCAATTGAATCCGTTATTATTCCGGTATCTCTCTGGTCAATATATGCCTCATCCCATGTTTCAATCTGTCCTGAATCACCAAAAGAATCAAGTGGGGAACGTAAAAGCCCCACATCATCCCATGTAATGCTTGAAGGTCTTGGATATAAAACAAACTGATTTTCCTTGTCATCAGGCCGCCAATAATTAACTGCCCGTCCCGAAGATGTTCTGTAAAATCTGTCGCTTAAAGACAACTGTTTCCTGTCCGTGGGAAACAATTGTTCTTCGTCAAAAGCCATAAATTTAATATCATGCAATCGTCTGTGCAAGGGAAGCGGCACATAATCCGCCGGAGAAGAATACTCCGATTCCCAGGGATATACAAATCTTGTGCCGTCATCACCCACATCCGAATTAGTGAGAAAATAACCCGGCTCCCACGGATAGCAAACAGTATAATCCCTTGCCTGCCATATCATAAGACATTGGTATTTGTCGCCTTCCGTATGCTCATTTTCCCAGTCTCTCATATATGAATAAGTCCATTCCGGCGGATATTTATATGTATTAACCTTTTCCTGATATTGAATCTTGGAAAATATCTCCTGTTGAGTATCGTTCCAATAGGTCAATATATCAAGATCAGTCCATATATTGCCGTCAGGATCTCTCAAAAACCGCCGTATAATCGTTAATTCACTGTTGAAATTTGCCATTTTGTCCTTTGTACTGATAATGTCTTTCTGCCGTATCAGGATGCAAAACCATCAGATTCGATGTCTCAAGATATTTATTCAGATATTCCGCACCTCTTTTTGCATCCCCCCTGCTTGCATAGTATTCGCCTGCTGCATAATATACGGATGCCCTCTGAAAAACGTCACGGATTTTTATCGGATCATTATCAGTTGAATACGCTTTTGGAATACATACACAGTCAAGTTCAAGCACTATGCCATTTGCGGACGGCTTATGATAGATGCCGATTATATCTTCGCCTATTTGAAGGTACTGATACGGATTGCCTGTCCTTTTCATCCACCATGCGTCATAATTTGATAAAAACAGAACATCCGTTCTTGTGAGCCTTATCTGCCGACTTCTATCCCATGCTTCCTTTACCCATCCAAAATAATCAGCTTCCCAACCCATGCGATAAAACTGCCTATCTGCATAAAGCGGCAAAAGATAGGTTTTGTGATAAGAGCCCGTAACCATGCAAAAGCTCCTGGATAGCGTCATTGATGCTGTCCCTGATAGGCGATATGCCGGTTGATGTATCACTGAATACATCAGGTGAATCTGTGTCCTCCCCGATTAAGCGGAGTACATGTTTTTCGAGAGCGTTCATTCATAAAGACCAATCACAGCTAAAATTATGCCATGAGTACCCCAATTAGCCATAATTTATCTCCCTGTCTGCGGCGTTAAAGCACCGCCATGCAAAGGCTCCTGATATTCCCCGCCGCCTGACATCATTTTTACATGATTGTGTGTCGTGTCAAAAAGCAAATCGGTAATCTTATGATCTTCGCTTGACCAGTCAAGATTTATTGAAAAGATATCACGATTAGATTCAAGAGCCGATCTATTCTGCCTCGGTTCAAATAATGTCAGGGGACCAGCATCCGTTCCAACGGTTAAAATCGCCCAGTCCGATATGCGATGCAGTCCGGTTTCGGCTTCAATCAGCAATGCGCATCTTTTTATATTCATTTTTACCTCCTCTTTTTATTAATTCTAATGCCCTGATATAGAATTTGTTTTTTACATCAAATTGGTTTTGTACTAAACTTAATTTTTTGTCAAACATCTCTATTCCAACGTTATAATGTTTAGTCATTGTTCCCCCGTTATTGCCATCATCATAATAAAATCCCCCGTCTTCTTTTATATGCCTTAATATCTTTGCGCTCATATAAAACATCCTGCCATGTTTGCCATCATTTTCAACATCCCCTGCACGGGAATTAAATATATAGGCATGGTCGATATCCATATTCTTAAAATGGTCAAATATTCTTTCCGGCGGCAATATCTCAAATTTCCTTATAAACGGATGTATTACAATATCATCGTGCATAAAAAGCACGTCGGATTTTTCATCCCAAATATTTTTCAAATAATAATCGTATGCTCCAAATTCAAGTCCGGTATTATCTCTCAATGAATATGGCAAATCCATATCATTGAGAAAAGGATCGTTTTTGTTTGATACAATATAAACAGGAATATTCTCTTTATGATGCAATTTATGGAGCATCATATAAAATTCGTCATATTCCTTTAAATACCACCCGCATACGCAAATACCAAGCATGTTTCACCGCCTCCATAAACAAAGAAGGATTAGGTCTTAATATATTCTGTTGCATTGTTCGCATAAAGGCTTTTTTTTCCGTTGCCTGTTTCATGAGCTTTTCTGTAATCATTATAATGATCATTATTGTAAATATCCCCAAAAGCAGTATCAATTATATTACCAAAAACTATTTCATAATCATAATCGGAACAACACAATATTACATCTCCTTTATAATTGATATATGCCTTATTAAATACCCAGTTACACATCGGTTTCGCATCAATACAGGCTATACCGGGTGAATGACCCGCCCTGTTATAAAATGTCATTCTTAAATCACCCAGTGTTGTATGAACAACATTCAGATATTTATCCGTCAGTTTTAATAAATATTTGTTTTTATCATCATAATGACTTACACCTATCCATGTTATTCCGGCATCAAACATGGCTTTTATTAAATTTTCACTCAGACAATCACCATTGGTTGAAATAAATATAGTATTGCCGGGGAATGTCAATCTTGTCTTGCCGATTTTTTCGACAATATTCTTGTCAAATAAAGGCTCGCCCATCAAATAAAGATGAATTGCTCCTTTATAATCAACTGATTTAAGATCATTCAGAATTTTATCAAATATCGTATCCGGCATTACATTATTTATATCTTTCTGCATTTTTGAGTTCGGACACCATTTGCATTTTCTGTTGCAATAATCAATGGTCTGTATTTGTATTGATTCCGGCTGCATCCTTTATCCACCTATATATATTTACAGGAAATATTTTGTTTTCAATAAAAATATCCTTTACCATTTGTTTATTCATATTTATATGTTCAATATTTGAGCTTTCTAATTTTGTAAAATAATTAGTAATAATACTCCCTGATGGTTTAAGTTTCTCCGCCAATCGTTTCATTAAAAAAATAAATTCTTTAATTGGAATATGTTCTATAACATCCAATAATAGCATCCAATCATATTTTTCTTTTATAATAAACGCAGCGTCTATATTATATTTTTTACACCGCCATTTCATAAATTCAAGGGCAGTGTCGCTGATATCATAAAAATCAACTTTATTCCCCTGTTTGGCAAGTTCAAAACCTACAGGCGCGGTTCCGCATCCGAAATCAAGACCATAAGATTTATTACCGTTCATTGAAAACATATTTAAAATTCCCATATCACAAACAGCAATTTCCTGTCTGCTATGAAAACAAAAATTTCTTGCTATTTGCGGAATACCTATATATTTATAGTATGTTAAAGTATCATCAGAATTAAATTTCGGAAAAAATATTTCATCGTATACACTTGCTGTTTCTTCTAATTCTCTTGAAGTTAATTCAGTATATTCTTCAATATCACGTCTGTATTTCTGTAAATGTTTATAATTATTTATATTAACAGGAACAGGCCGCGCTGTTTTACCGAGTTTTTCTTCCTGTTTTTTGCTTCTTTGAATTTCATATTTAAGGTTGGCGGAAGTTATAATTTCTCTTTCTGTCTTAACATGTCCAATTTCAATGGAAGTATCACACCATATTTCATAACCTTTCTCAGCAGTCTTTTTGCATATCTGTATATCAGTTCCAAATCCAACTGATTCAGGTTCAAACCACGGAGATTCTATTTTATCGAAAATTTCTTTACGTATTAGCATACAACCGCCGCCGGTAACATCTACTTTTTGCATTCCGCCTGTAACCTCCGCATGAGTAAGGAAAAAATATTTATCATCACGTTTCGACATGATAACCGGTGAACAATCACCGCCACGTTGAAAATATAAAGCGCCTGCTATGCCTATTTTAGGGTTATCTTCAAGATGTTTTATAAGTTTTCTTAAAAATTCGTAATTTTCTGAAGGCTCTAAAGACTGGGAAATATCAATTACATGATCATCATCAAGCATAAAAATATAATCACAATCATATTGCAATGCTGATTCGATAATGGCGTTTCTTGCCCTGAATTGTTCAGATTTTCCTTTAATAGCAAGAAAAAAATCATATTCGGCATATCTTCTGCCCAGATAAAAGGCAAACCGCATATAATCATCAAGCGTTTCATATGATACATTCTGATAACAGGGTATTCCTATACATATTTTTTTATTCATCTGATACCCGTTCAAATAAATCTGTAAATTCAGGATCAATATTCCATTCTATCGTTTGTTTCAATTCTTCATCATTAAATGCCAAAACATTCCGGACTCTTTTGTTGCCGCATCCGGGGCATAAACCGCATTTATGGATAGTTTCTCGTTTTATGATTTTCTGACAGGAATCGCATCTAACCACAGGGTCAAGAAATTCACTGGTTTTATCGTATTTATTTGTGCTTTGGGATTTGTAATCTCTGTCTCTTTCTTCCTGTCTTAATGCCTTATCTGCTAATGACATAAATCACCTCTTAAATTAAGGGGAAGACCGAAATCTTCCCCCCGAATTTAACGCCTTAGAGCGCCTTAATAAAGGCAGCAATAGTCTTGGTAGTGAAACTCGCCTGAGCTGCCATAGCAAAACCGCCGGCATCCAGTACTTGAGCGCTCTCTGCACAGGTTACGCCTTCCATGCAGAACGCAGCGGTTATACCGCCTACAAGCCGGGTTCCTTTAGCAACAGCAGCAGCAGATTCATGATATACATGACCTGTAGACGTGAGAGTTCTTACTCTGACTGCACTATGGTAACCATAGACCTGAATCAGTCCGTAACTGCCTGATGCAATGGTTTCCACAGCTACGCCTGCGAAATCAGTTCCACCGGCAACGTTTTCTGTTGCAATAGCCTTTGTAACTCCAACGCCATCTACATCAGTAGTCCAATCCCATACAACACTCTGACCATTGGTTAATGACGCTGTACTCCAACTATTTTTAGCGACTACAAATATCTTTTCAGGATCGCTCCTGTTAATTCTCTGAAATAACATCTTACATTACCTCCCTTTTCACTGACGGGTTAATACCCCGTTTTTTCACTGTCGCTCATATGAGCCGTTTTTTTAGGACGTTATACTCTGTGATATTCCAAAGCAGACACCCAGTTTTCTCATGTTATCAGCGGTCATCTGCCCCATGAAAAGCACCTTCGCAGTTTTAGCTGTCTGATTTTCGGGTTCCACAAAAGGAGTCGTCACAAAGTTTGTTTCACTGTCAATAACCAGTTTCATGAACCGGCTATTGATGAAAAACGCCGTACCGGTTGTGATAGCCGTTGTCCCGTTTTCAATATCAGGGACAAGCTCATCCCACACCATTGTCGCGCCTTTGAGCTTGATATTATCAAAACCCATTGATACAAGGTTCTCGTCACCGTATCTCTTGAGCTGGTCAAGACTGTTTTCGTAAGTCTCATAACCAACCTGGTCAATAAGCACGATGTTCGGTCCTGAACCATCACCGCCACGGACACAATAATTATACATCCTGTACAGACCTGCCCTTAAACCGGCATACTTTGTCACATTAAGGACAAATGTGTTTGAACCTAATGTACCGGTGGATAAATCCGCTACATTAGGTCTCCACCAGCTATAAGACGATCTGCTTATATTCCCGACATTCCCACCGGCTACTGGATCTGTCCCTATCGCTTTAGGCATGAAATATCCTAAAGGAAGAAGGTCTTTTGCACTGTTACCGGGGACAAAGGTTGCTGTATCAACCGTACCCTGCACCAACTGTGAATTAACCTTGCTCTTTATGGTCATTTCCGCCTGCTGCACTTTCTTCTCAAGCAGCCTGAGAATTTGCGCCTCTCCGCTATTCTGACGCAGTTCACGTCTGGATATTGAAATGGTACCGCCTATTTCAGTCCATTCGTAAAACGATGAAGTTATCCCGTCCTGCGGTGTCGTATCAAGAATGTCATAGCCTCTGTACGAGTCAAATGTGCTATTTTCCTCATACATCAACGGACACTGAATACGCTCTCCGCCGGACTGATAATCTATCCCGCCATATTGCTTCAGGGCTGCCAGAAATGAGTTTGACTTAAAGATATTATCAACCAGTTTGTCACGATAATTAAATAATGTTGTAGATAACAACGCATCATAATTAACCGTATATGAACTGGGCGCACTTGCTCCTGGATTTGTCGCCATTTATATTTACCTCCGTTTCAAGTTTATTTATACCAGCCTTCCTTCTTGCCCTGTTCCCTTGCAAGATCAACTGCTTCCTGAAAAGAACCGGCTTTTTTAAGAGCTGGCTCTGAACGAGTTACACCATGACTGCCATGCGCTTTTGCGGCATTGGCCTTATCTTCCATTTTTCTGAGTGCCGTCTGAACTGCCTTGCTGTTAAGCACATCTTCCGGCATTGAAATCCGATACAACTTTGCAATATCACTTACAAGTGACGGATGAGCCTGTAAAGTTGCCTTCATTTCATCCTCGTACATCCGCCATTGCGGGTCAATCTCATCCAACTGTTTTTCAATGTTCGTTGCCGTCATCTTCTGCACCGAATCAAATACCGGCTTTAACTGCCCCTGCATTTTCCCCATTATGTGTTCTTCCATTCGCATAAATACGTCATCCCAGCTATTCGGCTGCCATTCAGTCGCATTGCTGTTGTTATCCGGCTGCGCCTGTCCGGGTCGCTTCAATTCCATTCCGTATTGTCTTGCCAATTGTTCCATTTGTCCTACGGGGTCTTGCATAAAGGAGTCATAAGCCTGCACTTTTTCCTTTGCGCTCGATAATGACTGCATCTTCTTGGTAAATGCCGCCTGCATCTGCTTATACGCAGGTTTTAAATCGTCAGGCACGTTGTTTGGATCAAAAAATGAATCATCTTTAGCTTGTCCGGAGAGTTCAGTTCCGGGGCTATTATCTTTGGCTTGTCCTTTCTGGTCATCAGGGGGTGTTTCGCCTGTCCCTTCCGGGGACATTTCGACTTGTCCTTCTGTGCCAGCTTCGGGGCTTTTGATCTTGTCAGTCATGTTGTTCTCCTTTGTCTTTCAGGTTTTACAGAATCCATTAAAGGTTGTTCTGTTTCCGTTAAAAACTTTAAAAACATCTCATTGCATTTCATACATAAATCTATCTCCGTACCGTCCATACGGTTCACTAAAGTATTTTTGAAATTCTCACGCTTACATCTGTCACACACTCTCATCCTATGTTCACCAATCCCTTTTCCTTTAAAAGCTGTTTATAATGCCTTCTGGATTTAACATATACCGGATCCAATCCCATATTCTCGTCAACCCACGGTTTATAATCCGGAATAATATTTTGTTTCGGAATTATGCGTTCCATTGTCTTTTCACAATATGTACAAATAAACCTGCCCGGTTCGTCACACCAACTAACCGGGTGTATTTCCTCCCGTTCATTTCCACATTGGCACTTATAAACATAAACCGGCATAATCAATAAAAAAGCCGGCAATCCCGTTAAGGACTATCGGCTTTTAACCTTATTAAGACTCAGGCGTAAGTTGTTATTTTAAAAGTTTTTCGAGTTCCCTCTTACCACCTGTTATTTTTTTTAAAGCATTAATAATCGTTTTTTTACATTGCTCACATCTGTTTTTATCATTTTCCGGCAGATTTGTCAATGTTTTTGTCAACGCTTTTTCTTTTTCTTTTTCTTTCCACAAGGCATTATTTTTTTCTCCTTCTTCAGTATATGAGTACCTTTCCGTTTATATTTATGGACTATATTTCTTCGTCCGGTCGTTTGCTTTGATACGTTCCTGAGAAATATCCTGTCAACCCTGCTTATTGCTGCCCTCCCCGAATATTGTTGATGCCTGCTCCCGCACCCCCTAAAGCGCTCTGTATCATGGTAGTCATATCAGGCTGCCCGGCAGGTGAACCGCCTCGTCCCGGCAACTGCATTTGCCCGCCTATTATTTTCATAGCCATCTGATGTATACCGTCTATCAGGGTTTCATCGTCAATACGTGTCATTTCAGCCCATTTTTTAAGCATTGGCTTTACAGTGGCAAGTTGCGGGAATTGTCCGATTAATCCAAGAAATTGCATAAATTGAGCTCTTTCAATTTCCGGCAAATGAGGTAATGTCGAACCTACATTTATACTATATTCGTATTCACCTTCTATTTCTTCATATGCATCGGTTCTGACAATTTCCCAGTATTCGCCTTCCGGGCCTGTTACCCTGATAGCCTGATCTTTTGTTATGTACGCCTGCACAAGCTGATCGAGTTTTCTGCCCACATCTGTAGCAAAATCCATGACAAGCCCGATATTGTCGCCTTCACGCATAAGAAGGCGTTTCTCCACTATACCAGCTTCCGTTGCACTGTCTATTCCGGCTCCTGAACCCTGCTGGTTTGCCCCGGTTGAAAGTTCTTCAAAGTCGTTCCGAAGCATGATAAGTTCCTGTATATGATTCTGATCAAGTGAGGCATCGGATATCGGGAAAACAGCCTGTCCGGGAAATGAGGCGTTGCGCCTTAATACTGTGCCGTCATCACCGTATTCCAATTGGCTTGCGGCTGTATCAGGNTCATTAAACGCATCNTCAACCATTTCGTATTTTCGATTAAACCGCTTCCGATGCGGTAGAATCTTTGATCTTAATTCATTATATTCACGTTGCGGGTCAATCCATTGTGAAACCGGAGGAATCGGGTAAGGACTGTCATCTCGTAAAAGTCCTAATCTCAATATCGAATAAGGATGTTTTTCCGTTCCTTTCGGCACTTTCGAGGGTTTTATCAGGTATTCCGGGCATCCTTCGGACACTACGAACCATTCTTCCTTCTTTAAATTATAAATTTCCAGCATAACAGCGATTGTTGGCTTAACGTCATCAACCCCCTGCCCCTTTTTGCGTCTTTCACGCTGTTTCTCCGCCTGTTCTGCATCTATCTCTGTCGCTTTTATCTTTTTTCTTGCCGATTTATCGTATTTTTCATAATCCTGCGCATCTTTCAATGGCATACGGATTATTTCATAAACAAAATCCCATGTATCTTCAAGCGTGCCTGCATCAGCATCCCACCCGAAATCATCCGGATGTATCCTTGTCAACTTATAAACTTCATTAACAGTTAGTGTATCAGGTTGTGTTAATGGCTGACCATCATCAGAAATCATCATTGAGCCGTCATTATCTTCCAGCGGTTGTCCGGCATCGGGGTTTTCAATACTGTCTGCCGTATAATGCGTCTTTGCAATGCCATATTGGAAATAAGCATCGAGTATCGAAAGTCTCATTTTCGGTTTCAATTTTAATTCCTTTTTCATGTAATTCAGCATTGATTGCCTGATCTTGCCCTTTTGTTCATATAATGCTATCAACAACGGGCTTGGTTTGAAAGTCTTTGACAGCTTAATAAAATAATATGGGTCGGCGCTATAAAGCGAAGGGAGTTCAGATTGAAGATTGGTATATATTTTATTTATGGTAATCCATTCATTTGAATTTCTGCCGGGTGTCATCTGCGCCCCATCCCGGTATTCGTAAGCCAACTCGATCCTGAATTTTTCTTTCCATGACTCCCTAACCTTTTGAGCGGTTTTTATCTTGTCAATCCAGTTTCGGACTTCTTCAAATTCGGGATTTTCCTTTTTCGTTTTTGTGATTATCTTTTCTATCGGATTTTTCCTTTTACGAGGCATTATTCTTCTCCTTCCTGTTTCGCGCCATTACTTCACTCACAGCATTATGAAACTTCTTTTCTTCATTACTTTTACAATGAGGGCATAATTCCACCCTTATAGAATTGTCCCGTAAAATAAAAGGCACTTCATAATTACAAACATCGCATACTATTGATAATTTTCTCATCTCACCCGCCCATACGCCTGATGCAGATTCATCCCTGTTCTTGCAGCAAGCCTTTTTGCGTTAATAAGTTTTCTTCTTTCCGCCCGGAAACTCCCGGCATCGCTGACAGGCTGTACTTTCGGCCTTAATTGTTTGAACATAAAAAAGTAACGTGAATCATCATATATATGGTTTTCTACGTTCCTGTGTTCAATTTCCTCCGGATTCTTTTCATGTTCCCGTAACAGTGGCATAGTGCGCCAGAAGTCAAGGCAAGTAAGAAAAATATATACCTGTGGCATCCCGTTTTCGTCAAGTTCAAGTCTCTTGTGAACCTGATTGCGTCCCTGCCTGTGATCGTTATCCGCCCGTAACCAATATATGCCTTCCTTCATCATATCGTCAGCTATCGAGCCCCCAACGATACCGAAGTTCTTTTTCCCCATTATCTTCCAGCGAGGATTCCATATGTCGGGATCGGCAGGGCCGGGCTTTATTGTAATACGCTTTTCGTTTTCTTCTTTTTCTTTTTCCTTAATACCTCTTGCTATTTCAGCAGGACTCATCCTTAACCCTTCATTCGGATTTTCCCCGAGCTTACTCCCATACCATTCTCTGTAACGGTAAAGCCTTCCGTCAAAATCCACTGCCCACCAACCCACGCTAAACGGAGTGGCATACCCCCAGTCAAATGATCTGTATCGGGGCCACTCAGGCGGTATATCAAAAGGAGCAATCCCGTGCACCTCCTGATTCAGTTCCGGTATAGCCTGTCCTTCAAAAGCATCCCATATTCCTTCCATAAGACGCATACGCTCTATTTCAGGCAACATCATAAGACGCTTCACATATTCGGGATCGTTTTTCAGCAATATGGGGTTGTCCTTTAATTTGGCCGGTATAAATACCCTCGTAGTTCCAGTCATCTCATCAAACATCGTGGTTCCGGGTTCTATTAATCCTATGTTAAACCTGTTCTTGAGAAAGGCATGCCCTATGCCGCCGGGGTTGGTTGCCGCCCTTACCCGGCAAGGGGTTGATGGGTCAATTGATCTGCAACGTGAAAACAAATACAAATACTGCTTCTGTGTAAACTGTGCCGCTTCATCAAAACCAATATACTGATATTCCTTGCCCTGGTAATTATATTCGTCCCCTTCATGCTGCATATGACCTAAACTGATTTTAGCTCCTGACGGGAAGTACCAGCCATGTTCGGTTGCCTTATACCGACCGTCAAGAAGGGGATAGTATATCCTGGTCCTATCTATAATTTCCTGTAATTGGGGAAATGTCCGTCTTAATATTAATCCGTGATACCGGGGTTTATGTATAAACCGTAGGGCTTCCATAATAAGCGTATCCGTCTTGCCGCCACCGGCAGCCCCCCCATACAAGACCTCAAAT